TGTTAAAGATTTTGACAAGATTGAGGATTGGGCTGCCTTTATTGACTCTCTTAAGGATAAAAATATTGCTGATATGGTAAATTACGACTTGGACTTCAAAAATAAGGTTTTGCGAGCTGTGGATCAAGCTTATCATTACAGAGCTCTTCTTGCAAAAGCGAAGCTAGGAAGAGAAGCTAAATACATTTATGACTTAACCACACAAGCTCTTGACTACGGACAAAAGGTTAAGGAAGCAAAATATTCCTTGCCTGTGAGAAATGATCCCTGTTGCGTTTGTTTTTATGGACCAACAGGAATTGGAAAATCGACCCTGATTACGAATATGGCTGCTGACATTATGGACCGACTTGACTATCCCCAACATGACCGCTGGTGTGCCTTTAACCCTACGGAAAAATTTGCCTCTGAAAATTACACTGGACAATCTGCAATATATATTGATGATATATCTGCTTTCAATACCCCCGAACAATGGCAAACTTTCTTCAATCTAAAGGCTAATACACAACTCCCTTTGAATATGGCTTTCAAGAAGGGTGAATATTTTACATCTGACTTTATATTCACCACGACCAACGACCCCTATCCTTCACCAAACTGTGTTACACACAAACCTGCCCTCTTGCGAAGAAGAAATTTTCTTATTCAATGTTCTTATGATACTGATGAAACGGCACGTTTGGCGAAGAGTGGAATCAATGTGATTAAGGATGACAACTCCCATGTGACTTTTCGATTTGCTGACCCAACTCTGGTAAATTCATTTTTATCAGATGACATGACTTATGACCAACTTGTGGATCAACTGACTTTTCTATCTCGAGAATACTTGCAGAAACAAAGAGTATTGACTCATGCTGCTTTAGAGAAAATGAAATATGTTGTTTCGCCGGTTGTGAACTACCCTGAAATACCGAACCCTGGGCTGATGACTGGACGCTATGAAGAACCCCTGTTAGCACATGGAGAGACACCGGAAGAAGAATTTCAAGATGCAAGGGAGCACACTTTTTACCAAGATGTGCAATACTTTCCCTCTGCTGCTTTACAAGATCATGAACCTCTCTTTGCTGCTACGAGCCCGGAATTGATTAATAGCCTTAAGTGGAATGGAACTGGTTTTGTGTGCACTGAAGAAGAATTTGCTGAAGAGTTTGAAGAATTGAAAGAACTTGCTGCAAAGGAAATGTCAATGACTGGACCGAAAGATGAATGCACGGAACCAATTACATACTACTTATTGAAGATTTCTTTTCATACCTTCAATAAACCAATGCCTACCCCCCCTGACGACGACCCTGAAGGACCGGAATCTCGATGGCAAAGAATTAAGAAACTGTTGGCTGCTTGGAAGAACGCTCTCTTTTCAAAGATTAAAGCGTATTTCTCAGGAAATGCAAAATTGAAGAGAGTTTTGACAACTGTTTTTTATGCCTTTGCTGTTGGTTTTGCTTTCACCCTGGTTCAAAAATTTGTGGGAAGGACGTTGCATGCTTGCGTGTGTAACGCCATTACCTGGTTTGGATACCGGTGTGGAGTGTGTGGAAAATGGCCCCAGTTAGGAAAGAATGCGAACCATAAAGCGTGGCTTATGCATGAATGGAAGAAACTTTATGGAGAAACACCTTACGAAGCTGGGAGAGTTACCTCTGTTGAGGAAGAGAATACGCTAAGAACGATGTTAATGCTTAAAAGAGTTTCAGAATACACTACTGGAACAGCGAAAGCACATGCTGCGTATTCCTCAACTGATGTTGCTGGACAAAAGGTCTCTCGCGTTTTTGCAAATTGCAAGACCGGAGATCTACAATCAAATGGACTACTGACTGGACCTAATCAACACGTTCTGACTGTGAGAGATATTGCCTGTAAAGCTTTGTACACAGTGCGATCACCTGAAAGGGTGGGAGCGCTAAGGATGAGTGCTATTGCAATAGGTGGCAGAGATTTACTTCTGCCTAGGCACTTCTTTACGGATTGCGAAGATGGAGATATATGGCATATCTTACATGATGGAGCGTGGTTACCTTTGACTATGGACTGGAAAAAGACACGGACTTTGGATAAGAAGGATGCCTGTATTGTGGAACTGCCTGTTAGATTTCATGCTCACAAGGATCTTTCAAAACATTTCATCTCGGAAGACGACCTGGCTTACGTTAAACGGACAGAAGCGACTATGGTAAAACTCGGATTTGATCAAAGGTCATATATTTTTCAAGGAACTTGCAAACGACTGGACGAGGTTTCCTATGAATGCGAAGTACCTAGTGGAACAACGAACATAACAACTGCAAATTTGTTTATGTACAAAAATATCCCTGTTGGTGCTGGTGATTGTGGTGCTATGCTCTTGACGCACTCCTCAAAAGTGACTGGAGTAATTTTAGGCTTTCATGTTGCTGGAAACGAAGAAATGGGCGTAGCCACGATCATAACAAAGGAAATGTTGCGAAAATATATGACCGGGAATCAGAAGCTTGGAACACCTGTACCTGATGTTGTTGCTCACTGCTCAGCGTTGTTGCCCTTAGGCCACTTTGGTCTTGTTGGAACAGTGAAGAAGGAAGAAATGGTGATGCAATCAGCTAAAACGCAAATCATCCCCACACGAATTTTTGAGATGATATCACAACACGTGACAGAACCATCGGTTCTCTCAATAAAGGATGAGCGGTTAGTTGAAAAGGTTTCACCCCTGCGAAAAGGAATTGCTAAGTATGGTAAGGTTGCCCTGGCTTTTGATAATGGAATACTGGATATGATTGAAGATCACTTGAATGCAAAATTTGAGTGTCTTCCTCGGATACGGAAACCCCAAGTGTTGACCATAGAGGAAGCGATCACAGGCTTTCCAGAGTTGGAAGGTTATGAATCGTTACCTATGAACACGTCTCCGGGGTGGCCTTATGTTTTGCATAGGCCTAAAGGAGAAAGCGGAAAAGGATACATGTTTAATGAACAACGGAACCAAATTATCGACCCGGAACTGAAAAGGAGACTGGAAGAACGATTGATTATGGCTAAGCATGGAGAAAGAGTTAAATCTGTATGGGTTGATTGTTTGAAAGACGAAAGACGACCCTTGGAGAAGATAAAAACGGGATCAACGCGGGTTTTTACAATACCCCCTGTGGACTTCAGTATTTTGATGAGAATGTATACATTGGATTTCTGTGAAGCTTTAAGAAATGGACGAAAGGAAAGCTTTTCTCAAGTAGGAATAAACACTCAAAGTTTAGAGTGGACTACTTTGTATAAGCGTCTAAAAGCAAACAGTAATTTCTGTATAGCTGGTGATTACTCATCTTATGATGGAACGATTCCCCCGGAAATGATACAAAGATTCTTTAACCATGTTTACTATTTTCTGACTGGAACGAATGACAAAACTGTGGACCCAGAAACTTGGAATGTGCTGAATGTTTTGTGTGACGAATCAATTCACACTGTTCATTTAGCAAAGGATCAATGCTATGTGACCCATAAAGGGAATAAATCGGGTAGCCCAATCACTGTAATTCTTAATTCAGTGGTGGGAATGTACTACTTGTGTTATTCTTGGTTGGAATTGTCACTAAGAAACGGAACTGGATTTTCCCTTTGGGAAATGGACGCTAAGGTTGAAACGGCTATCTACGGAGACGACAACTTGTTTACGGTTAAGGCTGAGGTGCTGAGTTGGTTCAATCAAGAATCGATTTCAGAACTTCTGTTGGAATATGGTATAACTTACACGAATGAAAGTAAGACCGGAATTACGAAGTTTAAACTTTTGGATGACGCGACTTTCCTCAAAAATGGCTTTGGAAATAGTGAAGAATGTTATTTTCTGAAGGTGCCTTTGATGGCGGAGAAAACAATTCTGGAATTACTTAACTGGACTCGGATTGCCCCAGATCAGGATGGTTTGCTCGCAGATAATATACAGGATGCTTTGCGTTTTGCATATTTCTATGGGAAAACCTACTACAATGACTTACGGAACAAAATACGGACTGCTTTGGAGAAGACTGGACTGAACATTCCATTATGCCCTTACTCTGATATGAATTATTGGTTTAAGAATGCATGTGGAATGGTGGCTAAGAACTGAATACGGACTTATGATCACTCA